ACGCGACAACTACGGCGTGCGCATCATGGGCAGTGATGACGAAATGGAGCAGCTTGATACAGCGCTGACCGACCTGTCAGAAGTCATCGACAACCAGTTCGCATTAGCGTGTGCCGCTGGCGACGCGCCGGTCAACAAGATCATGGGTACCGCGGCGGGTGGATTTAGCAGCGAAGGGGAGTACGATCAATCGTCATATCGTGAAACGCTCGAATCAATGCAGATGCACGAATTGACGCCATTCGTTGAACGTCATCACCTGTTGACGAAACTGGCCTACATCATTCCGAAGTTCGGCACGCGCGGTCACGCGCAGACGACTATTAGCTGGATGCCGCTCGATGCGCCGACCGCAAAAGAGTATGCAGAAATCAACGAACTGAACGCGCGCGCAGACCTATCGCTTATCCAGACTGGTGCAATCAGCGATTCCGACGTCAACGAACGGTTGCGCAACGACAAGAACAGCGGTTACAGCACCATCCGGTCGATTGAGGAAGGCGAGCGCGAACCAGTCAACGGCGGTGAATTCACTGACCCGGAAGGCCCGCAACTTGGCACGCCCGGTAAGGTATCGGTGAGTGAAACGGAAGGCTCACCGACCGGCGATTCAATGGATACGCTGATTGAACGGCTCGTTGTCGAAGCGTTCAAGAATCACGGCATGTTGCTGACCTACATGCAGGAAAAGTAATGGGTCATCGACAAGTACGCGTTGTTGGTAAGCGTGCCGATTGGGCGCAACAGTTCGCTATCGAAAAGGTGCGCGGCAAGCCGTTGTTCATTGCCGGGCAGATTGCAACGAAGTATAGCGATACGTTGCAACACTACATCGAGCGCATGATTCGTGAAACCATGCGCGAAGTATTGGGTCTGTCTGATACGTTCGCGGCCGATAGCGTTGCATGGGCAATGGATGCGAGCGTTGCGAGTCAGGCCCGTATCCTGTCAAATGCGATGCGCGACAAGTTTGCCAGACTATTCGCATCTGTCGCGCAACCGTTAGCAGAGAAGATGACCGGTGCTGCGGAAAAGGATAGCGCACAGAAGTTGAATATCAGCCTTAAAGAAATGAGCGGTCAGTACGTTCTAAAAACTAACGTTTTCAACGACCAGCTACGCGATGTGCTGACAGCCAGCGTTGCGGAGAATGTAGCGCTTATCAAACGTATCCCTGAAAAGTATCTGGATAATGTACAGGGTGCGGTGATGCGCTCGATTCAATCGGGTCGGGGGCTGGCGGACCTTAAACCCGAACTCGACAAGTATGGCGTGACTGTCAAGAATTGGGCAAAGAACGTTGCGCTTGACCAGACACGCAAGGCGTACAACGGAATCAACGCCGCGCGCATGCAGGCGTTGGGCGTCAAAGAGTTTGAATGGGTGCATAGCGGTGGTAGCAATCACCCCCGTGAGTATCACCGTGACGTGTTGAACGGTAAAATATTTAGCTTCGACAATCTGCCGCACCTTGACGGACCTAATACCGGCGAGAAAGGCATACCCGGCCAGGCACCATATTGCCGGTGTACGATGCGGCCGATTTTCAGATTCAACGATGACGACGAATAAGGGGCGTTGCGATGCCATTGGATAAAAGCGGTACGAAAGAAGCATTCGGCAAGAACGTCGCAACTGAAGAAGCGGCAGGCAAGCCACAGAAGCAGGCCGTTGCGATTGCCTATGCAACGGCAGGCGACGCGTCGACCGCAGCGGGCGTTGTCTATCATGCCAACGGTAAAATCCTGATGCTGCAACGACCTAACGGCGAATGGGGTTTTCCGGCCGGAACGATTGAGGAAGGTGAGACACCGGAAGCGGCAGCGCGGCGCGAGACAATCGAGGAAGTACAACACGCGCATCAGGGCGATTTGACAAACATCGGCGTATTTGACGGTTTCTTTACTGCTTTCTTTGCCGACGTCGAACCATTCGATGCGGTATTGAATGACGAACATATCGGCTCAGGCTGGTTCACGCTCGACGCATTGCCAACGCCGTTGCATGGTTGCAGCGCCAATGTCATCGCCTGCATATTCAATGCAATTGCAGGTGACAGGTCAGATACCGTCAAGCAGTGGGATATCAACGGGTTCTTTGAAGTAATGGACAACCCGGTGTCAAAGGTCGGTGTATTTAACTACCTTGGCAAGAACATTCCACAGGAAATCGACAAGGGCAATGCGGGTCAGTTCTTTGCGGTATATCGTCCAGCATCAGAACTGGCAGACCCGGCCTGTATCGCAACGTTACGTCTGAAACCGTGGATCATCGATCATACGATGATTGGCGATGGTACGGGCGGAACAGTCCAGATTGAAGAAAAGAAAGCACGTGGCGTTACTGGTGAACGTGGTTGGTTCGACCCCAACGATGATTATGGAACGTTGAAAACCAACATCATGTGCTGGTCCGAATTTCTCGCCGCAAGCATTGCGTCGGGTAAAACCCCGTTGTCACTCGGTTACCGTTGTGTATACGAGTATGCGCCGGGGGTGTTTGAGGGTGTGCCTTATACTTATGTGCAACGGCGCATCCGTTTCAACCATCTGGCATCAGTCGATGACGGTCGAATGGGGCCGGAAGTTGCTGTTATGGATGGTCTATCAACTACGGAGAAATCTGCAATGACCAAAGATCAAAAGGCGAAGCTGATTCGCGCCAAAACAAAGACGCTTGCAGGCACGGTCAAAAACCGCCTGATGGCCTTTGCCATGGACGCAGAAGAAGCAATCAAGGATGGCAAGGACGATGGTGGTGAAATGAAGCAGGCCGTTGATGCCATCAACAAGGCCGTGCCGCTGCTCGAAGCGCTCGAAGATATCAAGTGCGTTGGTGAATCTGACGAACTCGGCATGGACGAAGACGGCGCACCGTCAACGCCGGTTGGCGACACCGCGCAGATGCCCGGCGACGAACGCAAGAAGGACGCGAACGGACTCGATGCTGACGACCCGACGAAGAAGAAACCCGACGAAGGCGAGAAGGAAGGCAAAGGCATGGACGCTGCGGAAGTCGCACGCATCGTTGATGCTGCAGTCAAGAAGGCCGTCGCTGGTATGGGCAAAGGTATGGACGCGCGTGAAGTGGTTCGTGTCGTTGCTGATCGTGACGCGCTGGTCAAGAAGTGCGGCCCGCACATCGCTGATTTCGCCAACATCGCCGTTGCCATGGACGCGCAGGACGTCGCTGAATACGCCGTCAAGGCGCTGGAAATTCCGGCAAGCAAGGGTCAGGAAGTGACGGCGCTTGAAGCCTGGTTGCACAAGCGCCTGCCTGCTCACCAACTGCCTACTGCTACCGCTGGCGACGCGGCCGACAAAAGCAGGAAGCCGTCGTTCATGTCCAAGCAGATTGCCGAACGCAAGTAACGGCACCGCTGCAAACAGTCAACTTCATAGGAGCATGTAACCATGGCTGGTACTTTTCAACAAGCAATCAACTACGATTTCGGGTTCGGCATCCCCGGCGAAATCTCGCGTGACGGCCCGTTGCGGGCACATATCGGCTATCTGCTTGCGGCCGGTGGCGTCACGACGAACAATTCATTCGGCAACGTGTTTACGTTGAATGCCGATGGCAAAACGGTCGGGCCGGGTGGTACGGGCGCGGTATGGGGCATCCTTGCCAATCCGAAGCAGCACGTTTCGATGGGCAATTCCAATGGTCCGCTCGCGCCGAACTTCCTGTTGCCCAACAACGTTACAGCCGACTTCGTTGAATTCGGTAAGGTCATCGTTCCGTTGTACGGCACCAAGGCGGCGGTAGCTGGTCTGCAAGTGCAGTTTGCTACCGCTACCGGTCAAATCTCGATTCCGGCCGCTGCCGGTACGCCTGATGCGGGCAACACGTTGCTGGCTGCAACGGTCGAAGACTACGGCCAAACGTCGGAAGGCGGCGCGCTGATTCTGCTCAAGATCAATCTGTAACGTCATACGCGGCGCGAGTCGCCGCGTAGTCTGAACAACTCGATACTACGGAGTTAAAGCAAATGTTGAAATTCACTGAAAAGAATGTGTCGCCAACGCATTCGATGTTGGGTGCCCGTACCTGGAAACCCATTGAGGTATCAGAGGCGGATGTCGTTGAGTACAACGCACTGAAGCAGATTGGTATCGGCTTCGACCAGGCGTATATTCACGAACTGACTGAAGCCGTCAAGATGGCAGCGACAATGGATAGCAACGACGTCGGCATTCTGCCGGTGCCGGGCGCAATCCAGTCCGTCAACGCAATTCCGGCGCTTGTGCAGTTCCTGCAGGCATGGATGCCCGGCTTCGTCAACTTCATCACCGCCGCGCGCAAGATCGATGAACTGATTGGCATGGCAACCATCGGTTCGTGGGAAGACGAGCAGATTGTGCAAGGTATGCTGGAACCGACCGGCAACGCGATTCCATACGGCGACTACAGCAACATTCCGCTTTCGTCGTGGAACGTCAACTTCGAATGGCGTACCGTCGTACGCTTCGAAATGGGCATTCTGGTCGGGCTGTTGGAAGAAGCGCGCGCCGCACGTATGCGCGTTTCTTCGAGCGGCGAAAAGCGTGGTCAAGCCGGTCGCGCGCTCGACATTCAACGCAACCGCGTTGGTTTCTACGGCTTCAATGACGGCGCAGGCCGCACATACGGGTTCCTGAACGATCCGTCGTTGCCTGCCTATGCCACGTTGCCTGATGGCGCGACGTCGGGTACAACGACGTGGAACACCAAGACGTTCAACGACATCACAGCCGACATCCGGCTTGGTATGTACACGCTCGAAGTGCAGAGCATGGATACCATCGACGTTGAGAAAACGCCGATCACGATGGCGATTCCGATGGGCAAGAACCAGTTCTTGACCGTTACGCAGTCCGTTGGCGGTATTTCGGTTCGCCAGTGGATTCGTGACAACTATCCGAATCTGCGTATCGTGACGTGCCCGGAACTGACGGATGCCAACGGTGGCCTAACGGCGATGTACTTCTACGCCGAACGCATCGAAGACGGTTCCAGCGATGACGGCAAGGTATTCATTCAGGTCGTGCCGTCGAAGTTTCAGGCGCTTGGTGTGGAAAAGCGCGCCAAGTCGTACGTCGAAGATTACGCCAACGCAACGGCCGGTGTGATGTGCAAACGTCCGTATGCAGTAGTGCGTTTCACCGGTCTGTGATTCGTCGCTAAACCGGGGCTGTAGAATAAGGGGGTGTGTCTAATGGCGCACCCCCTTTTCAATTAACGGAAAACACATCATGTCAGGCAAACAGGTAGCACAAAAATCGACGGGTACCGTTCACGTTTTCAGCACGTTGGCGAACCCGCAAAAATTCACGCGGTATTCGATGCCCGATCCGACCGACGCAACTCAGATGGGTCGATTGCCCGTCGTTGAACGCGAAGTTCTGATTCGTGGTGGCGCAGGCATCGCGACCAAAAATCTGATTACACCGCAGGGTGTCCACACCGCGATTACTGAAGATGAGTATGAAGCGGTTCGCGAACTGTCGCACTGGAAAGATTTCATTGCCAAGGGTTTCATCCGTGTTGAACGCAAGGCGTACGACGTTGACAAGATGGTTGGCGACATGAACCCGCGCGATCCTAGCGGCCCGCTCACACCGGCCGATTATCAGAACGCCAAGAAAGACGGTTCTGAAGCGCTGCCAACCGAACTCGAAAAGACGGGCACGGGTTGGGTGGCGAACCAGTTGGCGAACCGTTAATAACGGAGTATGGCAAATGACGCAGCACACGTTTGACTACGCACTATTTCAGGCACAATGCCCGGCGTTCGCTAGTGAC